GTACGCACTTCCTCACTCGGGTCGATGGGCGATTCGACGTTCTCGAACCAGGTGAAGAGACGCACTTTGATGATCTTCTGTGCCATCTCTCCCTCCCTACGTCAGTCCGGTGAACTTGAGGACAGCGTACATGTTGTTGGCGTACATCAGAGGACGGACCGAGCTCTGAATCCAGGTCTGCTGCTTGCCGTTGGGGTCACGCCACGTCTCCGTGGACAGCGGTGCCTCGACGCGCATCTCGCCGACCTGCCCCTCCGCCAGCGCGTATGCCGAACCAGCAGTCATACGGTTGGTAACGAAGATGTCGATGTCGTAGCTGTCGAGCAGCGCAGCGAGCTTGTCGCCATAGATGCCCTCCAGGTTGAACATCTCGTTGGGGTTCATGATCCAGAGGTTGTAGTCCATGTCCATCTCTTCCTGCTCGGCGACAAGATCCGCCTTGGCGAAGTCCCGTGCCGGGAAGAGCGGCCAGTTCGAACCGCTGGCATACGTCGTGTTGACTGATCCCCAGCTGACGCCCACCACAGATCTGGAGTTTGCGGTGATCCACGACTCCAAGATCTGGACGCCACGCTGGTTGATCTTGCGGACGATCGTGTTGCTGAGCTGCCGCATGGCCTTGGTGAACTCCGTCACCAAGTTGCGATCCCGAGCCTCATCCGTGAAGAAGAACTTACCACCCCACTTCTCCACGACCGCCGCAGCCGGGGCACGCCTGCTGAAGCTGACGATCGGGAACTCAGATCCCGGCTCGACGCGCTCCACATCCCGGTCCATGTAGAGGTCCGGATACACAACGAGGTCATAGACGACCGCGCCGCCCGTGACTCCTCCCGCTGACGTGAACGCGCGGTCCACGAAGAACCGCTGCCTTGTCAGGTCGAGGATCATGGGTGTGATGACCCGAGTAGGGTCCTGAAGGGCGATGTCGATGGAGAACGTCGTTCCAGAGATCGTTGGCGGAGCCAGCGGGTTCATGACCGCGCCAGGGTATGGCGCTGCCTGAACCGGCGGAGCCGTCACAGGCTGGAACCGGGCAGCGGTGAAGCTGTCCGCATGCGAAACGCCCAGACGCCGAAGCTCCATGCGAAGGAGTTCGGGATCGGCCTGACCACGTGCAACAAGCTCTTCCAGCGTCGGCAGTTCGACGCGGACGCGATCGCCGTGGTCTCTGGTCAGTGTCGTGTTCATCCCTCCCTCCTACATTGAGTAGAGCTCGACTTCGACGTCCACACCACCGGCACCTGCGGCCGTGTATGCACGTCCCACCTTGATGCCCGCTGAATACGGAACAACAGCGCCAGTCGCATCGACCTGCACTTCCTGTCCAGCAGTGATCGCCGCACCAGCCGTGACAGGCAAGATCGTGCCCGCACCGCTGATGATCGGTACCTTCGCATTGGCGGCTGCGTCCCAAGCCGCCACACCACCGACCGCTGCGGCAGCTGCCGGAGCGCCAGCGGTGACGTAGTCTGAGCCATCGTTGGCCGGGAGAGGATCCGTGGCCAAGCCGGACAGACCGCCGGACTGACGGCTTGCGATGGCGGCGACGAACTTCTTGCCGACAACAGCGCCAGTCGTGTGAACCGTGATCTTGCGCGTGTACGCTGCCTCCCGCAGCGGGATGCACTCGTTGTTCATGAGAACACCCTCCGGTACGTTCCGTCAGTCTGAATCCGCCTCGACTGCGGGATGTCGCCCATTGAGGCAGCGACGCGCGTCTCGGGGAACAACTGATGGGTCCACGCCTGCACGGTCTCTACGTCCGCCTGGGCGTGATCGGCTTCGTCAGGAGCTTGGCCATGACCACGCTCTCCAACCGGGATGAGTCCTGGCGCGAGACTTGCGAGGACCTGACCTGCACCCTCCTCGTCAGCGGCCAGTGCCTGGAGCCAGTGCTCGCGACGCGCGGGAGGAATGCGGCCATCGCCCATGGCGGCGTTGACTAATCCCTCGTGCCGCTCCTGCCTGCGCTCCCGAACGACCTCGGCAGCCGCACGACCGTTGTTACGGAGCTCGGTCAGCGTTGCTTCGTCGATCAGAACGGTGCCAGACGGAAGCGCAATAGACGCAGCAACAGCAACTGGCGTCGTTTGCTCTTCCGGCTCTGGCGCTGGAGCAGGCTCCGGTTCTGGTTCTGGAGCAGGCTCCGGCTCCTCCGTGGTCTCGGCAACCGGCAAGCCAGCTGCCGCGTTCAACGCACGGAGGGCTTCCCGGACCTCATCGTCGGACGCAGTGTCCGATAGGCCCAGGACACGGCGGATCTCTTGAGGATCCATCGCACCTCCTGATGCGGTTGTCGGGGGCAGGCTTGCCGCCCGATCGGACCAGCTGGCCAGGACTTCGCGTCCGATCGCCAGCGTTGCTGCGAGCATTGGCGCCGCAGCCTTTTGCGCTTCCCGGTCGTCCGGGATGTAGTCGATGCGAACTGCTGTGGGCTCGCCGAACTGCACGGTCCCATCCACATCGCTCTCATACGACAGCTTGTACAGCTGTCCCGACTCGTCATCCTCGACAACGAGTTCGTTGGGCCCTGTGAGCACAGCCTGAATCCACCACCAGTTGGCCAGTGGGTGATCAGGCAGGAACTCGTTGTAGAATGCACGACGCACGTCGTCGAGGTTTGCCGAGGCGGTAGTCTGCCTCCGGAACCTCATATCACCTCCTTGGCTCGCAGCTGCCGCCTGGACAGCCTCGACGATCGTGTCGTCGATGATGACACCCTCGGGGATCTCCTCTGTGTAGTACATCGGTAAATCCTCGAGGACTGTGACGCCGGGCCACTGCACACCCAACAGAGAGCAGGCGGACAGCACGAAGCGCCACTTGCGCCCCATCTGGCTTGGGATCCCCCAGAAGCCCTCGACCGAACGCGAGGGATAAGCGTATGGAAGGATGTCGGCTAACCATTTGGGGACTCCGGCAAAGTCGGCATAAACGGACGTGCCGTTCTCCGACAACCGAAGATTGATTGCACGCCCGAATGCCGGCGTAGCATCAAACTTCTTCGGATCGTTGAATCGTGGATCTACGTGTCCGATCTTGAGACGCGGGCTAGGAATGCTAGGATCTTCGTTCGCAGCCATGACCGCATCGCGCAAATCCTCCGGCGTGAATGTCGTGGGACCATTCGCTAGGTTGTATTCAATCCCAGCATGCATGATAGGGACATTCGGAACGGTCACCATGAATGGACCCTTCATCTACCCCTCCTCCACCACCGGTGATGAGCGGGAGCGGGGTCAGAAGAGGGAGGGAGCATCCGTTCCCCTGACCCCGCACTTGCGGTGGTCTTTGTGGGTGCTGCTCCGCCGCTAGGAAGACTGGTCATGGCCGGATTCGGGATAGGCTTATTGCCCGCTCCCGCTCCTGGCGCTTCGCCGGCAACCTCACCGGCTGTTGCCCTGTTCTCTCTCGGCTGGAGAGGACCACCAAGTGTGACCTCGGGACGCGGCTCCGTCTTCTTGGGCATGCGCGCCCTGTACCGCACCCAGTTCTCTGTCTCCTGATCCATCGTGATCACGCCGTCATGCACCAGCTGCGACAATTGTTCAGTGCCCAAACTGTCCTCACTAGTGCGCTCCCACGTGATGCGCGGCGCAAGCTCCTCATCCTCGCCGTAGTTCCAGTCCACGATGTCTTCGATCACGTGCTCGATCATCGTGTCGCAGTACCACTGCGCGATGTGACGCTGACCAACAAGGAAGAAGTCCTCAAATGTCTCACTCAGCGCATACGAGCCTACATGCTGTCCGCCTTGCGCCAAGTTGACCAGCTGTAACAAAAACCGTCGCGCCATGGACTCATCCAGGCGCTTGATGGTCTTGTCTACGTCACTGCCTGTTCCCCGCGCGATGTTTACTTTGGTGCCGAACGGCACAGCCAGCCCCGAGTTCTCTCCCAACCGGAACTGAGACATCAGCATATTCAGGCTAGCAAGCTCATCGTCCGTCATCCCCTGCGCACCCTCCGCATAAGGAACACCGCCGGCACGCTCGTGATTGATAGCCTCCACGCGCAGATCACGATCTTTGATAATCCAGTCCTTGTAGCAGTCGCGCATCATGCTGCGACCGGTCCAAGACATTGCTTCCTGCTGGAAGACGAAAGCAACAAGATTGTCCACGGGGATCTCGGGACCACCGATGTAGCCCTGCCACTGCTGCGGCTCCTGAAAGTTCCAGCCAACAGGTGCCCACTGAGTAATGCTAACCAGACCACCCTTGGGATCGATGTTGATCTGCCGAATGGTCTGCGGTGGACGCGGCGCGAGCTTACGCAGCCGCCATTTGCCGTCAACGATCTGCCCCACCTGCTCGAAGAAGTTGTGTCCGTAGATCGCCGCCAGCATCGCCTGCACTACAAACTTGCTGTGCGAGAACTTCCCTTTCAACCGACCGATCGGCTGCGGATCTTCACCTAGGAGCGGCAGATTGAGATCTTCGGCGACCTCATCAACCAATGCCTTACGAGCACCGTTAGGATCAATCACGAAGCGCAACTGTGCGATGCCCCACATCACCGCCGTCAGCAATCCAGACAACTGTGAATCAGTCCGCATCTGGTCATACAAGCGCACGTTAGTCGGCCAGCGCAGCTCAGGGACATATTCCCACTCGTCCACATACATGCGCCAGGGACCAGTGGGACCGAACAGAGGCGAGGCTGGCCCCGCAACCCCATAGCCGCCAAGACCGAGATCGGGGAAGCCGAGCTCAGTTGTAGGCGCGCGTGATCCCTGGCGCGTAGTTGTACGTGGTCTGCCTACAGGGGCCATTACTTGATCTTGACGTTGCTCTTCCCGCCGCCACCGTGCGCCATGTGCGGTGTTGCGCTTCCGGGATTCTTGATGCCGCCCGGATTGATCTTGCCACCTCTCTTACCCTTTGTCGGAACTGACATGATTCTCCTTCCGCTCTTGCTGTCGTCTTGCTTCTTCCAACCGTGCCAGGCGCTCAGAGACTTTCGACAGATAGATGCCGATGCCGATCAACGCTACGATCTGCGCGCCATTGATAGCAACCATCGCATCGTTGAATCCCCCTTGACTGAACGCGACAATCACTCACTCAGCCGCCTCGTCGTCCTCCCCTACTTCGTCTGTGTCCGCCGGCAGCGGCGTCGGCTCTGGGCTAAATGTCTCGCGGAATGCATTGGCAGCATTCTCGAGCGCCGTGGACACCAAATTGAGAGCCGATGCGATCGTGTGAATCGAACCTGCTACCGCCTCCTTCTCCGCAGAGAAGTCGATCTCGCTGACTGCCCGTGCGGCCTCCTCCAGACGATCCGCTGCATCCTGTAGACCCATCATTCCTCCTTTATGCCTTGGGCTCTGCGACACGGACGAATACCACGCCAATGCCGCCCAGATAGCGGGTGGCACGCATGACTTGTCCTCCATTAGATGCGTTTGCTGCGCCAGTGTTGCCCTCGACCGCCGAGAACGCAGTGCGGCCAGAGGTCCACTTCTCGAAGATGCCCACATGGTCGTGTACTCCGTCCCGATTCCAGTCGTAGCAAACGAGGTCACCAGGGATGGGATCGCCCGTGGTGACAAGACCGTTACGCTTCTGACGGGCATCCCCAACGATGTTAGGGACGTAGGAGTAGTACCGACCGGCTGCGAACGATGGTGATGCCTTCCCGCTGTTCTCATAACACCACGAGACAAAGATAGCGCACCACGGCACTCCGTTCATGCCATACCAGACCCCGTACTTCTGACGATTAGTACCACGAGGCGATTCGACAACCCCAATCTGGGTAATGGCCTTCTTGAGTGCGGCTTGCCGTGTGCTGCCGTCAGCCGAATTAGGTTCGCTGCCCTTGTACTTGGTGTAGGCAAGATTGATGAGTCGGACACACTCTGCGTCAAAGGCGGGCTTGCCGGCATTTGGCAGACCGTCCGGGACCTTGCACGCACGCAGCGCATTGAATGTGGGTTGTCCAACCCACCCTGTAGCGTCGATGTGCTGCTGTCGCTGGAACCCGGCTACGCCAGTGTCCTTGACGTTGCCAGACTTGCCATGAGAGAAGTTATTTGAGAATGTATCGTCGAACGTGGTCCACGGCCATCTGCCGAGACGGCTGATCGCGCGCTTGTATGCGACCACATCGAGACCGTCGCTGCTGGGCTTCTTGCCCTGCTTGGCGGCGTCCGGCGGAAACAGAGGACGCGGAAAACCTTTGACCACAACGAGTGGTCCCATCGGATACGGCTTCTGATACCACTCAGGCATCACAGAACCTCCACGAGTGCACTCGTAAGCTTCGTCTCATTGGTGGCGGTGCTGGTGCCGTTGATGACATTGAGAACAAGAGCGCACGCGGCCGTCGTATCGACCGCGCCAGTGTTGTAGCCCACAGCGTGCGCCATGTGGGTTGTCGCTTGCACGTCGTAGACTCCTTCACCCGTCGTGAACGCAGTGGTATTCGCGCTGGTGGTGTTGTTGGTCTTCATAAGGAACTCGAAGGTGACAACCTGAGCGTTGGTTGCGGTGTTCGCGATCGTCCCGCGCACGGCCCAGGGATACCTGGTAGCTGCCGTCGTGAGAACAGCAGTTCCGGCCGCGCCTCCCGTGTCGATCAGCGTCACGCCGCCGAAGATCAGCTGGTAGCGGTCGCAGAAGGAGGTGAGTCCGCTGTTGTTGAGCTTGTCTCCGAAGAACTCAAAGCGCAGGATTCCGGTCGCCCCGATTGCGTTCGCGGCGATAGTGATTTCTCCGTTGAGAAGATCAGTGGCAACATTCGTATTGAGTGCAGACCTCGCGGTCGTCTTGCGATACGTCAGCAACCCGCCAGCACCGGGTGCGGGTGCCGCCCAGGAGCCGTCACCGCGCAGGAACGTCGTTGTGTTGCTGGGATACCCCGCGAGATTGGACGCCGGAATCCCGGTCGGAAGATCAGCCGTTCCAATAGCTGCCCAGACGGCCGCACCGCCTACACCCTTGATCCACTGTCCATTCGTAACCGGCAGCGGCACACCCATACCGCCTGGTCCCATCGGTACCCACGGCGTCGTCGTCGGGTTCGGGGCCGTCTCCTGCTCTGGCGTTTCGACGCTCATCACGCCACCTGCACGCCCGTGATGAACGGGTTGGTCACGCCGCCGGTGTTGGCGGCAGACCAGGTGCCCGTCATCGAGAGCGTGTCCCCGGCGGTGAGCGCGACGCGGAACACCAGGTCGGCCGGGCCGGACCCGAAGTTCGTGATCTGCGACCCGAGCTGGGAGCCGTTACGCAGCAGCGTCGCCGTCACGAACCCCCCGGATGCTCCCGAGGCGAAGAAGCCGCCCCAGCCCATCTCCCAGGTGCCGGTCGCGGGAACGCTCACACCGGAGAGCAGCGTGACGGTGCCGGTGAAGCTGCCGTTCCCCGCCCCGCTGCCCCACAGGCGGACTGTCCCCAGCGGCACCTTCCAGGTGCCGTTCCCGGCGAGGTACTTCGTCCCGTCGGCCGGGTACCCGGCGATATCTGCGGGCGTGATCGCCGCCCAGACGGCCGCGCCGCCGACGCCCTTGATCCACTGTCCATTGACTGCTGGTGTAGGGACACCACCGAAGCCTGCGCCGAACGGTGCTGGCGATGATCCAACTGTACCATTCTTTACACAGAGATAGATCACACCATCCGGACCAACGATGATGTCACCATCGTTGTAGGTGGTGGTTCCAACGTAGTCACCGCGATACGTCATGTCTGGGTGCAGAAGCGCCGAATCTACATCAGAGGCGAGATTCTGCATATCCGACGGAACATTTGCCGGATCAGAGGCAGTGGGATAACGCAGCGCGAAGTTGGTGGTCGTGCCGCCCACTACGGGATGATGCCCTCCCTTACGGCCATAGCAACCGCCTGCACGGAGTTACGAGCGCCCAGCTTAACACGAACAGATTTGAGCTGCGTCTTGACGGTCTCAACATCAATCCCCTGAATCTCCGCCACTTCTTGATAGGTAAGACCCGATGCAAGACCAGCAAGAGCCGCACGCTCAGGCGGGGATGGATCGCTGAGTACATGACGTCGTGGGTGAAGATGCTGGTCATACAGAGTACCTTCCCGACGCTGCATCTTGATCTGAGCGATGGGATCATTACTGAGCCGCTCACGGGCTTCACGATCACGTCTGAGTGCTGCATCGCGTGCATTCTCCCCATTCACACTCACATAACCTTCTCAAGCAAGTCGCTGGTCACACTGCGCTGCCGATTGGCGAGCTCTGGACTCAGTACTGCCGGCTCAACCGTACTCATCACAGCAGCGTCTGCGTGATTCGGTGAGGGCAAACCACGCGCAACCATATCTTCCTTGCTCTCGATATAGATGCGACCTGCCGAGTCGGTGCCCCACTTGATTGATCCTAACTCACCCGCCAGCTTTTCGTCGGCAGGATCAAGATCAATCAGATCATCCTCCATCAGCTGCCGGAATGTCCACCAGGTTTCAGCGCGCCGGTTCTTGAACTTATCCGGACGACCAGCGCGCTGACTGCCCTGGTACGGGGCGACAGGAAATCTCTGTTCGCGCATTCGATCGAACACGCCTGAGCCTACCCCAATGATGTCCACGTTGATCGGCACACGCACGGTGGGATGCTTGCGGATGTGGCTGATCACACGCCCCACCGTCTGCATCGTGTCATACTTCGCCCAGGCTTCCACCAGCCTGACCACCCCGCCACGGTTGCGGTACAGAACGGTCTTATCATGACCGTAGCGCGCAACGTCCAGGCCGTAGCGTCCCATCTCAAAGCCCGAGAGCTCGTTTCTATGAGCACGCTCGATCAGGGCAGGCGAGATGAGGTACTCGTCCGAGATGTCGGGAAACTCACCGTTGACCTTGGACTGGTAAATCGGGGAACCAATTCCCCAGTCCTTGATCCGGTCACGCACCCACTGCGGCGAGACGAGACCCTCCGCCACCTCATCCGGCACCCACTCATCGGAACGTAGGTAGTGCCCATCGGGCACTGCTCCCATATCGGAGAACTCACGCAACACCTCCTCAGTGAAGTTGGGTGTATCCCAAACACTGATTGAAATGAGGTGCCATCCGGACCCTGGTTTACAAATCTGAGCGAACCTGGAGTTCGGATCATCCGGGTTGCCGATGGCCAAGATACGACTGTTCTCGTTAGTCGCAAGAGCCAAAACCGAGTTCCACAGTGACTCCGGGATGCCGCAGGCCTCATCAAGAATAGCCATGAAGTAGCGGGCGTGTATGCCCTGGAAGGTGTCGTCGTCGTAGTCCGCTGGTTTGCGACCAATACCAATGATCTCCTCGCTCGCATCAGCGCGCACCGCGCCAACTTCTCCCATGTGCCACTTGCAGTCTTTGGTGATCCGCCCACGCAGCCTCCCCTCCCTATGGCGTCGCGCTATCTCGCGCCAGAGAATCTGCTCAACTTGCGGATAGCTGGGCGCGGTGGTGACCAGGAAGGCACTCCCGAGAGGGTGCACATCCGGATCAAGCCACCACGCACCAGCCACAGACGCGCTGAAGGACTTGCCCGGACCATGGCAAGATTTGACCGCGACCATGCGATGCTCCTTGAGCGCGTCAAGAATCTCGATCTGTTTGGTCCACAAGAAACGGTGAAGCTTCTCCTTGGCCCACAGCGCAGGATCGAGTGCATACGGAGTTGGGCCAGGGAACAACCGTTCCAACGCGATGTCCACCACCGAGGAGGGCAGCACGGACGCCGAGGCCGGTGGCCTCGCTGCAGGCCTAGCTACGGCGCGCGACTTTGGCTGTTTCTTGGTCGGTCCTGTGTTCCTCAACGGGCACTCCGCCGCTAATGGCGAGTAGGTGACGACGCACGATCAGTGGTGCGCTCTTACGTCCCTCATCGTTCATATGCGGCATGAGCTCGTCAAGGATGCCACGCAGGAGATTGGCGATCGTCTCGCCATAGGTCTCCAGGATTCTCACTCGGCGCTCGTCGATGTTGAGCGAGATCGCCATCTGTGAGAACTTCGCAACATCTCGCAAGGCAGCCTGCCGCTCACGGGCGAACAGGTGAAATTGCTTCCCTGCGAACGTCTCTTCCGTCCAGTCTTTCTCTTGTAGTTTGGCCATCGCGTCACTCAGCCACTTCACCTCACCCGAGCGGATCTTGATGCAGTTCATCAAAGCCTCTTCGGGCGAGACCTCAATTGGTATGCCGAGCAACTTGCGATATTCGTTCTTAGCTGCTGCTTTGACGTGATTGGGCAGTAGACCACCGTGGAATCTGCACGCACCCACGCCATAGTGATTGGTGCCCCAGCCTGCCGGCGATTGACAAGATTTGCCGGCACGCGTCTTGGCTCCACAGGTTGCACCGCCGGCACGGTTCTTTTGCCTACCCCTATACTTCTCTTTGGCTTTCCTGCGCTCACGCGCTTTGAAGCCATCATAGGCAGTGGCCATCAGCCCCGGCCCACCCATACACCCATCGGGGAATCCCACCTGTTCATGCTGGACGCTCCGGCCAGCGGGATACAACCGTTAGACTCTCATATCCCGGTGTGCGCTGCACATCAGTGCGCTGAACAGCATCACCCTCATGGGTGAATTGCAGGTTCGCACGCGGGCTGCCGGGCATCTGCCCTGGACCGAGTGGAATGTCTTCCCAGTCAACAGGGCTGGGAGGCAGACTGTCCCCGAAGGGATTGCTGACCCAGGGACCGCCGGCACTCACGAGCGGGGAGTATAGCGGATCTCACAGCTGATGGCTAGTCCGGATTTTGGGATCTTTTGGGATCCCGCGGTCGCGCGCGCTCGGATCCGCGTACACGCGCGCGCGTATACGCGCGAGGCTAGCTCTGGCCGTGCTGAATCGAGTATCGCTTCAGGAAGGTGGCCACGTGTGACCATGCTGAGCGTTCATGCTCGCGTCCTACCACCCAAAGTCCCCAATCCTTCAGGCGGGCATTGGTTGCATATTGCTTTGCCTCACCTGCGGTCTGAAGCATGAGCTCTGGACGCTTTGACTTGGCACCACGCTTGTGCTTATGCCACTCATCTTCCCGGCCCATACGGTATCCCTCAACACCCCAGATGATAGCGATGGGTGATGTTGAGTCCTTGCCACCGGCAGTCTCACCCGGCTTCAGGATGAAGTCCTCACAAGCGAACCACACCCTGTTGGGCGGCAGGAGGGCAGAGCGCACGCAGGCGCTGTAGAAAGATGACCAGATCGAGGCAATCTCCTTGATCTGCGTGCGCTCGTCCCCCTCCACCGTGATGCTCCCTGCGTTCATACGATCGCGCAGAGCTCCGGCTACTCCCTCAGGATGCGAAGGATCAAAGATCCCCCACGCCAGCCCAGTGTGACCGCCTGGGTCCATGCCGAAGATGCCGATGTTCACTTTGTCGCAGCCTCCAAGCCCTGAAGCCGTGGGCTGTCGCTGTCGAACGTGCGCTCCTGCGGCGTGTCAGGGCTGAATGCTGGCGCCATCGGGAAGATGATCTGGTGGACGCTGCCCATGCGCGTGCTGCTGACGCGTGGGCCTGACTTATAGCCACCACCACCACTGCGGCGGTAGCCAGACGATCCGGTGAGCTTGAACATCTACTTCCTCCTTCGTCCGCCGGTTTTGCGCCACTTGCGAGCATTGATCGCAAAGTTTGCCTTCTTTCGCATCGCCGGACTCTTGCTACGCTTCATTCGTTGAAGCGTCTTCATTGGAATCTTCTTGCCTTTCTTGGTGCCTGTTGCACGGCGCAGAGATCCCTGGCGAGACTGCTTGATCCTGATCTTGGGCCTGCCTCTACGCCTGGCCACTATTTGTTGCTGTAGAGGGACATCCCAGTCTTCTTGACCCGAGGATGCTTCTTCTTGATCAACGTGTACACCGCCATCAATGCCTCCGTTTGTCACTCTGTCCTTTGCGGTAGTGCGGGCAGTTCTGGGCCCTGGTCTGGTTCTACGAACCAGCGCGCTAACACGTCAAGTCTACTGCCGACCGCGACCATGTCGACTGACTCATGTTTGTGACTATCCATCATGAGAATGGCCGCCATCTCGGCAGCACCTGCGAGCCTGCCCACCATGAAGTGGTAGTGCGGATGGGCAGTCACGTCGTTACGCCTGAAGAAGCTCATGCAGCAGTTCCCACCAGCGCGCTGAAGAGAATCTCGTGGTGATCGCCAATGTTGTGGACGATCACGATCTCTTCCGTGTCTGGCCACGATTCAATGGTGATTGTCTCGTCACCGTCTGGCCCCATGGCTACACTCACCGCATCACAATTGACCGGAATCCAATCCGGATCGAATGTGACAATCCGCTGCTCAACGGGGCGCTTGAGTGAAGCGTTGATTCTCATATGGCGAATCCTAACTCCTCTGGGTAGCCTTCAAAGATCCACAGCGTATCGCTGGGAAACTGTGGATCATAGACCATCGGCACGTACTCAAGATCACGTAGATTATGCACCAGCTTGCGCATATGCTGGTAGCGGCAGCGCCCGTGCACGATGTAGAAATCTTCCTCCTGATCGATCAGGTTCTTAACCTGATCGGCAAAGATCTCGCTGAGAGAATGCGTCCGGCCGATTGCTCGGCCGGTGCGGATGTCGCGTATGGTTCCGGGTGGCATCTCACATGGCTAGTTTGCGCAGACGTACTCAACTTTGCCCGTAGCGTCGCATGCACCACAAGGAACACGACCGCCAAGAATGATTCCGTTTGTGGTCTCGGCGAACAGCATACCGGCTACGCCGGTACCGTCGCATCTAGGGCAGGCGCGGTACGGGTTGTCGATCAACAAGAGTTTGACCAGCGGCGGCGGCAAAGCGGTGATATCGCGCCAGTCACCGTTGGTCAACCGCTCGAAGTTCGGATTGTTGCGGTTACGTCTGCTGATGGGCATGACTTCCTATCTTTGTATGGTGAATATGGTGTTGGTATACGGGGCGAGGGGCAGAGCCGACATCCTCTGAGCGCCAGCTGTGGTCGGGCACCACCCGAGAGTTGAATGCCCTGGGCCCTCCCCCGAGTCCGTGAATCGGGATCATCGTGGCCTTTTCTGGCGTCCAGTCGACGCTCTGCCCCTCGCGGAGCGCGGATCTCACCGCGCGAAGCGCGCATCTGGGAGAGAGCGCGCTGTGCACTACAGTTTCCACTCGGTGTTTGGGCTGCCTTGCAGGGTTACTGGGGCTGCCGGTGCCGGTGGGTGTGTGCACGGCGAGAAGCCTAGCGGAAATCTTTGTGAGGGGCTAATAGTGTGGATTAGCAGGGAGAATGTGGGCTAGAATCTGGCTGAAATCCAGCTAAACCGGGTTGGATTTGAATTGGGAACCGCGCGCGCGAGAGCGCGCGAGAGCGCGCGAGGCTGGCCTCGCGTACGCACGTATACGCGCGTGTACGCGCGCAAAGATCTTAGATCTTCCTTTTCCCTTAGATGAGCTCCTCGCGCGTGTACGCGCGCACACGATCCCGCGCGAAAGCCTGCTGGGTACGGGCGAGCGCGCGCGTAGAAGTGCGAAGTTTTTTTGGAGACACTATCTTTTGTATAGTTTCGAATTTGTGAAGTGTGGTTTCTACATGGCTCCGGAGTCGGATCGTAGCATTCGATACTTTCAAGAGTTCCTGGAGAATGTGTAGGCTACACAGTTGCTCTCCAAATCGCTGTTTTCGCTGTTTTCTGGGTTTTCTGTATTTGTCTCTGTATTTGTCTCTGATTTCTCTCTGATTTCTCTCTGATTTCTCTCTGATTTCTCTCTGATTTCTCTCTGATTTCTTTGTGCAGCCGAGTGTGTAGGCTACACAGTCCGATTTGTGATTTGATTCGTGTTGCGATATTTGGAGAGTGTGGGTCGCCCCACCACAGGAGTCCCCAAATCGGGTAATCCCTGACAAATCGCCGAGCCTCTTATCATCCAACATTTGGAAGACCATTAACGTTTACTTTGTAGACTACTTTGGAAGCGAATTCCCCCGGAATTGTCTTGGAAATTGGCTTGTGAGGCGCGTTCAGGCGTCCAAATGCCCCAACAATTGCGGTTCAATCCTCGGGTCATTCCACTCAAGTCCCCAGAGAAACTGCCACTTTACCAGGGACTTCGTGAGAGAACAGGTTCGCTCAATTAGCCCCACGAATTGAGCCCACCTACCCCACCCTACCGCAACATCCCCACACCGTTTACTGACTAGACTACGATTCAAGTGCCCACAGAGACCCACAAGTACAATTTCAGAACCCCACAATTACCAGGACTTTTGTCCCCTACGTGGCAGCGGAGCCCACCCCCACATACTTTGTTGGGTTCCGGGGGTCAACCACAGAGGGACCAAATAGTGGCCTTGAGTGGCTTTTCGACACGCTAGCCCGCTTTCCTCCACGTTTACCGATTAGACTACGCCAGCGCATAGGTACTACATAGGTACACGCCCCCACCGCCCC